CAGTGATCGATTTGGATCGCACCCATATAGTCAAACTTTTGACTATCGAGTCTGGATCCAAAGTAGCTAAATGTGTCTTGGTGTTTTCATCATATCTCCAGCTACGTTTGAGAAATGAACTCTCGCTGATGTTGATATAAGGTCTGCTTTCCGCCTCCTTATCAGCCATGGTGTACACAACACCAATTTTGGCTAAAGATTCACTAATTGCTGTATGATTGAACCATGGTATCTCATCACTTACACCACATATGTTATCATCACCATATGTCATCAAACTCACTTTACTCTTAAAAGAATCACATTCTTTTCCAGGATTCAATTGATAGTAAGCATATCTTTGGTATAAGGAGTTAACCAAACCATTGATGATGACAGTTAGGGGATGACCTGAAGGATTACTCCCAAAAAACTCAATCAAATCACCATTGTAATTTTGATATGCAAAAGCTACATCATACGAAATTCCTCTCAGTACTGTTACATCTTCCTCATCATAGTTTCCACTATGACGACAAATCTCAATCAGAATCTTAAAAGCTCCCAATATGAAAATAGCTGACATTCGCTTATCAAATTTACCATAGTCGCCTGCCACGATTTTATGTTCGCCAAAACGTATCAAATATTGGTACAATTGTTCCCATTCTGATGTTTGCGCAACTAAACCTGGTCCAGATTCGAATATTTGTTGATTTTCTTGTATCACACGTACACAACTCAAAAAGTATTTGCGTACTAACATGGTCCAAGGGAGATTTGCTCCTGAAAACACTCGTGTTTTTCCAGCCAAAATCTTTCGTTGAGGCAAAGCCTCATCCTTTAGATGAGCTGTGAACACACAGCCAGCTCGATCTCCTAATTGATACCGTGCTAGCATCTCCTCATACACTTGCATAATCTCTCCATCAACTTCCACTGGATCCATAAGATCATGCTGTGGTGGAATTGGTTTCATGTAATACTTCTTACTCCTATTGAATGGATGTCCAGCAGATGTATTACGTTTGATTTTATCAACGTAATTCACCTTATGGGCACCATTTACAACAGTAAATAGATCGTATTTATGAACCTTTTGCAAGTCATCGTCCGTAAGTGATGTGAGAATATCCTTCAAAAAAGAATTAACACATTTGTCAACAATAACAGTGTCAATGTTATTTGGTATGTTGAGGGAGTCCAAAGCTCCGTTCCTCCATGGCACCCAAGTGAAAACTGGTTTTCCACAATCTGTAACATAATCATACTTGCTTTGCATGATTTCAGCTATTATTGTAGGTTCGACTCTCGATTTGTGTTGTGCACGGTGCCCACTGATGGAACCATAAGTGTTGGCATTCCCATCTCGAATATAACGCATAGTAGATTTACTATGAAGGGTAGTTATAATGGGATGTTCGTTCTCCGATTGCATCAGAGGTGGATTCGCTCCAATGAAGTATTGCTTGCCGAATTCAACAAATTCTGAAATTAATGAACGTGATACATTTTTTGCCACAATGACATCTTCTTCACCTGACATATGTATCCCGACAATGCAGTATCCTAGCTCTGATTTAGCTAATAGAATACTACCGCAATCTCCAATCTGGGTTTCCTCCCCAGGTAACACAAATCCTGTCCATACATCCATATTCTTACCCAAAGCCAATATGTGCATATTATTCTTCTTTTTTATGTTGTTAACTTTCGTAATTCTATCACATCCCTGAATGGTTTTTGATATGTAGAAAGCATGTGTATTTGCGGCAAAAGAATCCTCACAAAAATATTGTGTTAATATTTTTCTGGGTGGTAAACACCGGATTATAAAACAACAAACATCTTGATCTTCTTTTCGGAATATATCTTGCTGAGACAACGTGAAACGGATGTTACTA